ATAGCGTCATAAGATTATTAGGGTTATACTTGTTTGTAATGTCTGCCGATTTTTCAATCACATGATGAACACGCAGGTTTTCAGATGATCCGCATATTCTGCACTCATGATTATCCCGGTCGAGAATGAAGTCTCGCATTTGCAGCCATTCAACATCTGTATCTGGCGTGATGAACCTGTCGACATTGTTTATCTTGCTTCTATCAAGGTTGCGTGTGATTATATGACACATACCAGACCGACCAGTTGACTGAAGGAGAAGAGGGATCTTTTGTTTATTAAATCCTATAGATTTCAAAAACGAGTCAATTTTCCAGGCCATTGTGTCGACAAGGAAAAACTTCTCGAAGACTGTCACGTCCTCACCATCAATATCAATCCACATATTCAGCGCATTACATGGCTGGATTTTGGACGATCCTTCATACCAGCATTTTTCTATATTAGAAACCGTAAAATCATAAATACCAGGTTCAAGAAGGCGCTGATTCTTTGCGCTCTGGTACTCATAATCATCGTCCCAGGTGTAAATTCCCATCAGAACGCACCCCGCTTGAATTCCTTCTTCGGCTTTTCCTCTTCTTTATCAAAGAACTTCTTCAGCTTGTTGCTCTGGTGAGTTTTGCCGTCCCGGCCTTCGTACTCATCCACGTAGATCTCGCAGCGCCCCGTTTCGCCGTCGCAGTGCAGCAGTTTTATGAACTCCAGCTTGTCTCCGTGGCTCCGTATGCCGATTGAGCGCAGGAACGCTCCGGCCTTCCACTCGAATCCCTCAGCCAGGTAAATATTCTCAGCCACGAATCCGGTGCCCAGCTCCCCGCCGTCGATCCGAAGGTACACCTTTGCCATGTTGCACGCCGGGATCTTCGTCCCGCCGTCGTACCACTGCTTTTCGGTCCTGATCACTTCAAAAGGATACTTGCCTTCCGGCAGGATCGTCGTCTCCTGACCTCCGCGTTCCTGCTCCTTTGTCAGCTCCACAGCGTCGTCCCAGTCGTATGTTTTCAGTTCGGTAGCCATAATTCATATCTCCTTTTCTCCTGCTCAGAAAGGCAGGTCATTCTGTTTTGTCAGAGCCAGCCCGCGGACCGTCTCCCATGCTTCAATGAGGCACCCCTCAATAAAGTCCCTGTCATAATCACGGATCGGCGTGGCAGCGTCGTAATATCCCTTTTCCGCCACGACGGCGTTGATCACTGTCGGCTCATAGATGCCGTCCCGTGCCATCAGCTTCCACAGCTGCTCAAGCAGCACGTCCTTCTCCGGGTCATCGCTCTGCATGAAGCCAGGCCTTGCCGTCGGCCTGTCGTCCTTCTTCGCTTTCTTCTGCTTCGGAAGCGCAGCATCTGTAACAACCTCTGCCGGCGGATCCTTTTTCACCTCGACCGGCTTCGCCGGTTCTGGCTTTGGTTCTTCGATTACCTGAGCCTCCACCGGCGGGCATTCGCCGAACAGGTGTGCGATCTTGGCGAAGTCGAAGGGCATTTCGTCCGGCAGTCCGAAGCGGTTCTTCGCGTCCCAGCACGCGCTGTGGTTCGCGTACATAATCCGCTTCTGGCCGCCCTTGCCCTTCTTTGTCTTCCCGTCGGCGTCGGTCACGATGTCCGTCCGGTAGTTTACGAACAGCATCATGTCGACCCATTCCTTCACAATCGGCGCGATGTTCTTCTCATTCAGCTTCAGCATGTACCGGTCATAGCTGCCCATCTCATCCGGCAGCTCAAACTTCCGGATCATGCTGTGGCAGACCAGCACCACATGGACGCCCCTGTCCACGATCGCCTGCAGCACTTCCAGAATCTGCTGCATTTTCTGCTTCGCGTACACATAACCCTTGCCGTAGCCGATATCCTCAATATTGACGATCTTCTTTTCCACGCAGACGGCATTGAAGATCAGCTTTTCCAGCCAGTCCACCGTGTCGATCGCCACCGCGCCGATCTCGCCGGCATGGCCGAGCACGTAGTTCAGCTGGTTCAGCACGTCACCCAGCTCAACCGGTGCGTCGAACCGCGCCACGTCCATGTGCCTGGTCGATCCTTCCGTGTCGATGAATACGCACCCGGGCACATTCGCGGCGAAGGTGGTTTTGCCGACGCCCTCCGGCCCGTAGATCAGCATCTTTATCGCCGACTTGACCGGCCCTCTGGTAATGTTCATCACTTAATCACCACGCTTTCCGTCTCTTCCAGCTCCGCTCCCGGGATAATTGTCCCGTCCTTCAGGGCCTTCTTAATTTCGTCCTTCTTCAGCTCCGGCTCCCGGAACCGCAGGAACCGCTCCGGCTCCTCCAGCGTCTGCAGGAACTCGATCAGCTTCGTTTCGTCTTCCACGCTCAGCCGCTTGTTGTGCATCTGGTACACATTGCACCGGGGCGTCTTCAGTTTCTCCCCTTCCAGCGCGATCAGCAGCCACCCCTGAAGCGCTGTGATCTTGTTATCCAGCGCCCGCTTCCGGGCCGTCAGCTTGTCCGCCTCTTCCTTCACGGCAGCGGCCTCCGCCTTCAGGTCCTTCACCCACAGCGCCACGCCTTCCAGCTTCCGCTCGCGCTCCATCTGCAGCGCGTTCAGCCGCTCCGTGTCGAGGACCTCGCCGGTTTCCAGATCCACGCAGTCCAGGATCTCCTGGTCTATGTCATACAGTGCCCTCATATTTGTAGCCCTCCATGTTTTTGATGTTCTGAATCGCCTTTACATAACCGGGATGCTGAATATCCGCGTTGAACCGCATCACCGTTCCGTCGCTCATCGGCACCAGCAGGTACGGCACCGGATCGCACCGGCGTTCCCAGTGCGCCTTGATCTTCGGGATATCGGGGATAATCCGCTCACACATCCAGATCAGCCCTCCATTCTCCGTCGTGCTTGTACCGGCACCAGTCACAGGCTCCGGCATAGCTTTCGTGGTAGTTTCCGCACTTCAGGCACAGCTCGTTCCTGGCCTGCTTCAGCTCACGCTGAAGGCGCCTGATCTTCTCTTTCATTTCCTGTTCACTCATCGTCAGGCACCCCCAGGATCGCCATGACCTCCGGCATGATCTCCGTGCAGAACGTTTTCCATCCCTGCGGGCTCAGGCTGACTTCCTCGCCGTCCTGGCTTGTCCAGTCGAGCCGGTTGTACTCATAATCCCAGTAGAATTTCCCGTACTTGCCTTCAATGCACCGCACGGTGTAGCCGTCGTACTGCAGCGGCTGGTCCTTCTTCGGCTCTGCCGGCGCGGGTTCTTCCTGTTTTGGTGCCGGCTTGGGGTCCGCTCCGGCGCTAATCGTCCGTGACTTAATGTTCGCAATGCATTTGTCCGGGTTCGGAATCCCGATGCTTACCAGGTAATCAACGGCAGCGCTCATTCCGTCCCTGTTGTAGATCTCTACGGCCTTCTCTTTCTCTTCGGGCCTGATGCGTCTTCTCTTATCGGACATAATCTTTCCCTTCCTTCTGTTTCTTGCCACTTCATGCAACATTTTCAGGTCTTTTGTCGCCGCGACGTCCATGCACATATAGGAGCAGTAATAAGTGACGCCGCGCCTGTATACCCAGTGTTCCGGCCAGTGGATGCAGGTCAGTTTCCCGCAGACCGGGCAGGTGATCATCACTGCGGATCAGCCTCCAGCCACTCGCTGCGGATGTACCCCCGGCTCGTCACGGCCCAGCCGTCAGCCTCGTAATAAACCTGCACGTCCGTCCCGTTGTACAGCCACCCGGACCGTCCGCTGATCTGCGGGCCTCCGCACCATCGCCGGCAGGCGACTCTGTTTTTCGCAACGCAGCAGTAGGTCTCAAAGACGGCCTCCGGCTCCTCTGTCGCCACGAACCCGCAGTAGATCCACCCCTCGCCGCTGTCGCCGACGCCCAGCGCGTGGATAAACCCGTTCCGGGTCTTTCCGTCTGTCTGGAAGTCGTCGCCGGCCTCCAGGAAGCCGAGGTCACGGCTGTCTTTGCTCGCGCTTTTCCGGATCATCACCTGGGCGCCCGGCTTGCAGATCACCCAGCACGTGGCCGTCTCATCCGCCACCGCCGAGCAGATCAGCCACCCGGCCAGATAACCGACCGCCAGGCCGACCACGACAAGAGAAATCAGGAAAATAGCTATCCTTTGTTTTGAGATTGTGCTATAATGTCTTTGATGTTTCATAACATCAGCTCCTATCTGTTTCCGTCAGCTGCCGCAATCAGCTGGCGGTCTTTTTGTCGTCCCCGTACTTGACCTCGAACAGCATCCGCTGTTCGGACGTCATCATGCAGTCCAGGGCCTTGACCATCAGGGTCAACGTGTCCCCCAGGCCGATCAGGCTCTTCATGATGGCCTGCAGACCTTCAAGCAGATGGATCTGGATCATGTCCCGCATTTCCTGCTTTTCATCCACTGGCCCTTCCTTCTCCGGCTCCATGAACCCGCACTTCTGCAGGAAGTCCTTCCGGAAGAACTTGACGTGGCCGCCGCTGATCACGAACTTGCCCAGGTTGTCCTGGTCCCATGTTCCGTCCTTCGCGTACTTTATGATCACGCTTGGGCTCATCTTCAGGATCGGGGCCAGCCACTTCGCGCTGACGGTTTCGTCGGTCATCTCCATCAGCTGACGGACTGCTTGGCTCTTCTGGATCTGGTCATTCATCGCTCTTTCCCTCCTTTCTCAGAATCCGATATCATCGGGGTCAGGTTCCCAGTCGCAGATCTCCATCGGATAATCGCTGTCTTCGTCGTGGACGTACTGGGCAAAATCGAAATCGTCGTCGTCGAACAGATCTTCAAACATGTTTCTTCCTTCCTTTCTGTGTCATTTAGGACACTTCCTCAGCAAAAAAAATTCTGCCGGTCATCTCGTCATCCAGTTCAAGCTCAAACCTTAGACCGCTGATCTCTCCCTGGGTGAACTCGCTTTCCCCGCTTACCTTCCGGAACCATGCGGACCTGCTGATTCCAAGCGCGGCGCACAGCTGATCAACGGTTTTCTCTTTCCGGATCATCTGTACTTTCAGCTCTTTGCTGTTCACTTCGCTGCCCTCCTTATCTGATATTTTGTGCCGTGTCGTTTCCGACACCACAGATTATAGTGTCATTTCCGACACTTGTCAACCCTATACAGAAAAAAAGTTGCATAAACGACACTTCTAATATATAATGAAACTCCGGAGGGGGATGATGAATATGGACGAAATCGCAAAGAAAATTCACGACCGTAGGCTGGAGCTTAATCTGACCCTTGAGGATGTCGGTCAGGCTGTCGGCGTCGGAAAGTCCACTGTCCGAAAGTGGGAAAATGGAATGATCAAAAACATGGGCCGGGACAAGATCGCAGCCCTGGCCCGTGTACTGCAAATGGATCCTGTTGACCTTGTTCCGTTAGGAAACATCACGGACCGTGTTGCGCTGACATTCCAGAAGGCAACCGACAAAGTAAAACGTATGCAAGAGCTGTCCAAAGCATCTGACGGTATGATCCATGAAGATGACTGGATTTATCTCGAAGCGCTTCACCAGGATCCAGAGCTTCGTATGTTGTTCGATCGCGTACGGAAAATGAGCCCGGAAGACAAAAAGAAGATGTTTCAAATTTCCGGCATCATTAAGGGAGAGCTCTACGGGGATGAGTAAAATCTATCACATCCCATTCTCTATGCTCAACCTGAGGTGATGACGATGGAAGAACGCAGCGTGATCCTTCAGGATCTGCCCACTACTGTCCGTGGGTTTGTCTTCCAGGGCGAAGACGGGGAGCCGGTGATTGTCGTGAACAGCCGGCTCACCCGCGAGCAGAACCTGAGAACCTACGACCACGAGCAGGAGCATATCCGCCGGAACGAACTGAACGACCCGACCTATATTGAATACGAGGAGGAATAACCATGCTGAAAACCGTCCTGAAGCGTGCCCTGATCATCGCCCTGATCTTTGTGGTGATCGCCTGCGTCGGCGGGATCGCGCCGCTGGACCTGCCGTTCATCCTGATCATCGCCGTCC